ACCCAAGACTCGCCTTTAGATTTAGCTAGTGGTTTTGCTTTGGTTGCCACTAATTGCGTGATTGACCAGTATGGTCGTATTGGTGCTAGAAAAGGTTGGACAAGGGTTAATTCCTCTTCTGGAAACCTTGGTGCTAACGATGTTGGTGTGATCCATGAGCTAGTTCAGTCTGATGGCACGTTAACAGTCCTCTTTGCTGGCAACAACAAGATATTTAAGCTCGGTGCTTCTAACGTAGTCACTGAGTTGACCTATGGGGGGGGTGGTACTGCTCCTACCATTACTGCGAGTAACTGGCAGTGTGCTTCTTTGAATGGGATTACTTACTTCTTTCAAACAGGTCACGATCCTCTTATTTATGATCCTACTGTAAGTACAACGACCTATAGACGTGTTTCTGAGAAGACTGGCTATGTAGGGACTGTTCCTAGTGCAAACATTGCTATATCGGCTTATGGTCGCTTGTGGGTGGCTTCTACCAGTGCAGACCGAGTAACTGTTAGCTTCTCTGATCTAATTGCGGGTCATGTATGGTCTGGTGGTACTACTGGTACTTTAGACACAAGTAGAGTTTGGCCTAATGGTGCTGATGAAGTTCAAGCCTTGGCTGCTCACAATGGTTTCTTGTTTATCTTTGGTAAACGACAGATTCTTGTTTATCAGGGTGCGACTACTCCTTCTACGATGTCTATTTCTGACACAGTAGGAGGGATTGGTTGTTTAGCAAGGGATAGTGTTCAGACAACCAGTTCTGATGTGATCTTCTTGTCAAACTCAGGTGTTCGTTCATTGATGAGAACGATTCAAGAGAAGTCTGCTCCTGAGCGTGATTTATCTAAGAATGTGCGTAATGACTTGATGGGTGATGTTGCTAATCAGACCTTATCAACAATAAAGTCTGTTTACTCAGAAAGAGAAGGTTTCTATCTTCTTACGATGCCATATACAGAGTCTGTTTACTGCTTTGATATGAAGATCAATCTTCAAGATGGCTCTTCTCGTGTAACCACTTGGGACTCTATTACTCCGACTGCTTTGTATGCTTTGAGAGATGGAACTCTCTATATTGGTAAGAACGGATATATCGGTCAATACACGGGTTATAACGACCATACAAGCACTTATCGGATGCTGTATTACACAAACCATGCAGACCTTGGAAACGTCAACCAAACATCTATTCTGAAGAAGATTTCTGTTGTGGTCATTGGTGGTACGAATCAGAATGTTGTTTTCAAGTGGGGCTTCGACTTTAAGACTAACTACTTGAGTGCTACTGCGCCTATTCCCGCACAGGGTGTTGCTCAGTATGGCATTGCTGAGTACAACATTGATGAGTATTCAGAGGGTGTTGCATTGAATACATTGAAAGTATCTGCCAGTGGTACTGGTAAGGTCGTTCAAACTGGTTATGAATGTGATATTAACGGGATTCAACTGTCTATCCAAAAGATTGAAATCCAAGCTAAAAATGGGAAACTATCATGAGTAATTACACCAAAAGCACTAACTTTGCAAGTAAAGACAATCTGTCTTCTGGCAATCCACTAAAGATTGTCAAAGGTACTGAGATTGATACTGAGTTCAATAACATTGCTACTGCCGTTGCAACTAAGCAAGACTATGACGCTGATCTAGCTGCTTTCGCTGCTAAGACTGCTCCTACTGGTGATGTTGTTGGCACAAGTGACACACAGACTCTGACAAACAAAACAATTGCTTATGGAAGCAATACCTTGACAGACGTTGTTGGTGTAACTGCTACTCAGACTTTGACAAACAAAACTATTGCTTATGGCAGTAATACGTTGACTGATGTGGTGGGCGTTAATGCTACGCAGACATTAACTGCTAAGACTCTGACAAATCCAACAATTACAAACTATGTTGAAACTGTTGTTGCCATTGGCACTGTGACAAGTTCGCATACATTAGTTTTAACAAGTGGTACTGTTCAAACGGCAACATTAACTGCTTCTACTGCTTGCACATTCACGATGCCTACTGCTACTGCGGGTAAGTCGTTTATCTTGTTGTTAAAGCAAGCGGCATCTACTGGTAATGGTACTGCTACTTTTACTGGTGTGAAGTTTAATGTTGCGGGGACGCCAACTGTAACTGCTACTGCTGGCAAGATGGACATCTTTACGTTTGTTGCTGATGGAACAAATTGGTATGGCTCTTACTCACAAGGATACACACCATAATGTTTGCCGCAATCAATACATTTTTAGGTGGCGCTGCCTCTCCTGTTGGACAGCAGGCATTTACATCGGCTGGCACTACTTCATGGACTGCTCCCGCAGGAGTTACTTCTGTTTGTGTTGTTTGTGTTGGAGGCGGTGGAGGTGGCGCTTTAAACGCAGGAACATATTGGGGTGGCGGTGGTGGTGCTTTAGCATATGCAAATAACATAACAGTAACTCCAGGCACTTCTTATACAGTTATTATTGGTGCTGGTGGTGCATATAGCACTGGTGGCACATCTAATAATGGTGGATACAGTGAATTTATTGATAGTTCTACCGCAAAAGCTGGCGGTGGAGGTGGCGGTTATGCGGCTACCGCTGGTGCAGGGGGAATTTACTACACTGCAAATGGTGGGTCAGGTGGCCCTGGTGGTAGTGGCAACACAAGTTTTCCTGGTGATTTAACTTATGCGGGTGCTGGTGGTGGTGCTGGAGGATATTCAGGCCAAGGTGGTACTGGTGTAAGCGGTACAGGCTCTCCTGGTTCAGCTGGTAATGGCGGAGGCGGTGGTGGCGGTGGCAGTGATGTTAATGGCGCTTATGGCGGCGGTGGTGTTGGAATACTTGGCGAGGGATCATCTGGCTCTCTTGGCGGTGTTGGTGGAGGTGGATCAGGTGGAGCTAGTGGCTCAGACGCTGCTGGTGGCCTATATGGTGGCGGTGGTGGAACAAGATCAATTACAGCTGGAGGCGCTGGTGGCGCAGTAAGAATTATTTGGGGACTAGGCAGAGCCTTTCCCTCAACAAGAACAGGTGATCTGTAAGGAAAAATCATGGCGACTAAACAACAAATTATTGACTACTTAACAGCCAATCCTAACCTTAGTGATGCTCAATTAGTAGCATACATGGAGCAAAACGGCATTAGTCCTAGTCAATTAGCAGAGGCTTCTGGTGCGCCTGTTGGACAGATTTCTGCACAGATTGCGGCAACTGTGCCTATAGGTCAAGCAGTTCTACTTGGAGATACTTGGGTTCAAGCTAACTATCAAATAATTGGCTCTGGTGAAGATCAACAAATTGGTGGCATTGAGAGTGTTTCAGTCTATAAAACTACTGGAGGCATAAACGACAAACTTGCTGTTGGTACAGATGTTAAAAACTATACTCCTGAGGGTGAATATGTTAATACGTCTAAAACAAAAAAAGACCTATCATTTTTAGGCGGTATAGGAGAAGCCCTAAAAGATCCATTTGTTCAAGCGGCTCTTTTGGGTGTTGCTGGTGGTGCTGGTGTTTTTGATGGGTTGTTTAGTGTTTCTGGCATGGGTGGAGGCACAGGGATAACAGCTTCTGGCGCTAGTGGGCTTGGTGGTCAATATGGTGCGGCTGGTTTGGGAGGATCGCTTGGTTCAGGAATAACCACTGCTGGCACTGCTGGTTTAGGTGGCTCATTGGGAGCTGCTGGTCTTGGTGGTTCTTTGGGTACTGGGTTATTAGGTACTTTAGGAGTGTCTAATGCCTTGCTAGGTGGCGCAGGGCTTGGTACTACATTAACTGGTCTGACAACTGGTGTTGAAGGCTTAGGCGGTTTAATTACTGGTGGTACAGGTACAGTTGGCGGTACAGGTACTGTCGGTGGTACAGGAACAGTTGGCGGAGCAGGGACTGTTGGCGGAGCAGGAACTGGAACTGGAACACTTGGTGGCTCAAGTGTAGTTGGTGGAGCTGGAACTGACTTAATTACCAAAGCTGGTACTGGAGTCTTAACTAATGTTGGCACAGGATTATTGGGCAACGCAATTACTGGTGGCTTGGGTTTGGCTGGTGGTGTACTGCAAAGCCAAGCGTCAAGAGATGCCGCTACTGCTGCCGCACAGAATGTCAACACTGCCACACAAGCGGCTGTTGCTGGTTCTCAATTCCGACCAGTAGGGATGACCACTCGCTTTGGTACATCTCAGTACACCTATGATCCCAAGACTGGTCAGATGACTTCTGCGGGTTATCAATTAACTCCAGAAGCTAAAGCACAGCAAGATCGCTTGGCAACAATGGCTAACTATAGCCTTACGCAAGCAGAGAATGCTCAGAGTCAATTTGCACCACTTCAAACAGCGGCTCAAAACTTGTATTCACTTGGCAGTAAGTACATTGCAAAATCCCCAGAAGAGGCGGCACAAGATTACATTAACAAACAGATGCAGTTATTGCAACCTAGTCGTGAACTAGATTTAGCTAATTTGCAAAACAGGCTTTTCCAACAAGGTAGAACTGGTGTTTCTGTTGCTCAAGGTGGCTCATTGGGTGCTACAACTCCTGAGCTTCAGGCTTTGTATAACGCTCGTGCTATGCAAGATCTACAGTTATCTTCGCAAGCACAACAAGCTGGTCAAGCAAATACTTTGTTTGGAAGTAATTTGTATGATTTAGGCACTGCAAAATTGTCTAATTACTTTGGTGGTCAAGTACAGGCTTATCAGCCTTATCAAGCCGCTATGGGTCAAGTACAGAACCTTGAGTCTCTTGGACAACAACCACTTCAGATGGGTGCTTCCTTGGGTCAACAAGCGTCTACAGCAGGGTTTAACGCTGGCAGACTAGGCTTGCAAGGTGCGGGTACTGCGGCTGAGTTAACAACAGGTAAAGCGGCTACAACCAATCCTTACGCATCATTGTTTGCTGGGATTGATCCAACATTTGCTACAGGTATAGCAAAACAAATTTTTGGAGTTTAATATGGCTGAAATAGTTGGAAGTTTATTTGGCATTACACCTGATCTTTATGAGCGTCAATTACGGGCGCAAGATGAAGATAGAGCTATTCGCATGGCTAACCTTGCACCAGGCGCTCGTGGTGCGGCAATGATTCAATCAGGTGCGGCTGGTTTAACCCGTGGCATTGGTGGATTGTTGGGTGCTGAAGACCCGCAGATGAAGCTCATTAGTGCTCGTCAGTCAATCATTGGTCAACTAGATCAAACAGACCCTGCTTCCTTGTTAAAAGGCGCTCAGATGTTGACCCAGATGGGCGATCAACAAGGTGCATTTGCATTGGCAGACTATGCCCGTAAAGCTCAGAGTGAGATTGCTCAAGCACAACAACGTATGGCAGCGGCTAATCGTGAGCGTCAACAAGCAACTCCTAATGATATTCAGATAGCTAACGAACTTTCTACTTTGCAAGACACTCTTGACCAACTTAAAGCTCAACCTGCATCACCACAACGTGATCGTGCAATGAATCTGTTAACAACTCGCTATACAGAACTTCAGCGTTTGACAACAAAGCCCGAGAAAGACCTACGTTTTGGTACAGATAGAGAAT